GACAGTTCTTTCACCCATAGTAGCAGTCCACATTTCATATTCATCACTATTAGCAGAAATAATCACAATTGCATATTCTGCATTTGGTGCCAAATAAATTGGTTCTGGGAATGTAACTTTAGTAGCAACTTCTCCAGTATCTGATGTTTGTATTGCTGCTACAGTATTACCATCAGCATCTGTAGTAGTTGGTCTTAAAGTAACAGAACTACCCAAAACAGTCCTAGTAGGTGTTCCTAACAATGTGGTTCTGACCTGTACTACAACAGGAGCATTTCCAGTATCTACTGTAGCAAAATATAAATCAACAGCAGTCAAATATGCTCCATTGATATCATCACTAGTATCAAGATCTGAAGGTGCTTCTACATTTCCACCAACTATAAATGTTTGTGCTAATGGATCACTATATCTTTCCGTCACACGAACACGATCTCTCAGTCTTATTGCTATTCGTCCCCTAGCATTTGTAGTCAAATTAGTTGTAGTTGTAGTTGTCAGATTTTGAGTGTTTGTTGTAACCTCATTTTGCCATTGATTTAAAGTTCCATCAGCAGTATAATTTGTTTCTCCAAAAGAAACTGAATTACTTCCAGGAAGTCCAGGATCATTCGTAGAACTTGAAGTTATTTTATAGGTTTTTGTTCCTGTTTCCATTCTTACTGAAGGTATAAGAGCTGTATGTGGATCTCTTAAGAAGAATGTACCATTTAAATCTCCATAATTATCACTAACCAATCTTAAATCCTTTACATAAGCAATTGCACCACTGGTTTGACCAACTAATTTCATTCCTTTAACAAGATAACCAGCATATAATCCTTGTGCTTCTTGTGATAGTGACGCAGTATCTATATTTAAAGTTTTTGATGATTGACTATAAGATGCTGGTATGGACTCTCCTCTAATATATGGATTAACATTATATACAGAATCTGGATTATTAAATGAACCAAATTTGTGATTGGAAGTAGCAACTCTAAATGAAATGAAATTAGTTGGTCCAAAAGCACCACTAAAATTGGTTTGAATGGATCCCAATACAGTTTCTCCAACTTCAAATGTTCCACTTTCTGTACCAGAATTAGATAAAGAAGAACTATTTGCAATCTCAATTAATTTTGGAGTGTAATCAACACCACTATTACCATCAAGGAATTGATAGAATCTTGTAAAAGGCTTTAAATTTGATACTTTGAATTCAGTATTTCTAGACCTCATAAATTGCTCATCTGTTGTTGATCTTAATTCATTTCTAGTATTAACATCAGTAAAACTTATTGTATCAGTATTAGTAGAACTAGAAAATGAAGTACTACGAGCTCTAAGTCTTTCAACTTCTCTATTAGTCCACACGGTGAATCTACGTGAATTATTTCCCCAACCTCTTGTTTCATTCCTTGTATTAGTAAATCTAGCCTCTCCAAAATCCAAGTTTATATTACTTGTAAGATTTTGACTAATACTCCTAGATCTATTAGTTGTAGTACTAATATTTTGATCAGGAAGTTGAATAGTTCTAACCCATGTATCAACCTCTGGATTTAATTGAACAGTTCCGGTATATGAAACAACATTAAATGGGTTTACATTTTCTACCGTTGTTGCAAATGGTTGCTCAATCCAATCTATTTCTTCATATTTTAAAGTTACTGATTGTCCTGTCTTTTGTATGTTAGGGTCTAATAATTCAAAATTATCAGTAAGATCTAAATTTTGGTCAATAATACTTGCAGAAGGAGCAATTTGAGACTTAAGAGAATTTCTAGCAATAATTGGTGTTAATTCATTTCCTACTGGATTAATTTCGACAGAAGATAATCGTCCATCAATCAGTGAAGTATTTTTAAATGGATCAACAAAAAATCCACTCTTAAATCTATCTCTTCCCTCAGCATCCTGAATTTGAAGAGCTTGTGTATTCACTTCCAATAAAGATAGTGTAGTTACTTTTTCTAAATTCTCTACCCTATCCTCAATATACCCAATATCTCTCATAGTATATCTTCTATTATCAATCAATGTTAGAGAAGCATCTTGAGGATTATAAAGATATGGAGGAAGATTTATTGTTGCAATTTCCAATAACTCATCATTTTTAACAGGTGCTTTAGGGGATCTAGCAGATATACCCTTTTCAACTATAAATTCACCATACTTATTCAAGTATAATTTATCAATTCTTGGTAGATAAAAATCATATCCTACTATAGAACCTTCATCAGGAGATAATAATAAATTAGGACCATTATCACCATCTATGCCTCTAGAATTAAAATCAAATGGAGAATCAAACTCTGTAGATGGATCAAATACAGTAACTCTAGGTCTAAAATCAAGAGTATCAGATGCTCTTATTGCAAATGGTCCAATAGATGGAATATCTCGACCAAATCTTTCTTTATCATAACTTAATACAGTAAATACATCACCAGTATCATTCTCAGGTACAGAATAATAGTCAAATACTACCAGCAATTTTCTAGTTGGTTCTGGAGATTCCTTTCTCCTAATAAGTCTAGAATAATCATAATATTGTTCCTTTTGTCCTTTATCTAAATCAAATGATTCTGTAATATTTTTATAATCTCCTAAAGTAATCGTTTCAACTTCTGTTACTATATTTGATTCTTCAAATGTAACTGCTTCTCCAACTTCAAATGTATCTGGAGTCAAATAAACAATTTCTAACGTATTGGCCGTTGGTGTAGAAACAACTCTTGCAACTGCATTGCTTGAATTGCCCTTTACATTCTCACCTATTACAGCGTTTGTATGAACACTTGCAGTTGAAGTAAATAATATTTTATCTAAAGTTGGAGCTCCAGTATCAAGAGATTCATAAATTGTTAATACTTTTGCTACATCAGGATAATTTAAACATATTTCTTCATCCTGAACTCTTAAACCATACTGAACATTATGAGTTAATCCATCAACAACTGAAGTATTAATCCCTGTTCCTGATTTTTCATACTTAGAACGTGTTATACTAACTTGTTGACTTCTATTATATTGTTTTACTTTACTCTGCACTCCATATTTCTGAAGAGTTGTATTAACAACAACATTACTACTTTGTGAAGGTCTTAAACCTCTAAGAGTGACCGTATTAGCAGTTAAATCAAAAGTATCACTTGTAATTGTTCCTGCAGCACCAGTAACATAATTAACCGAATATCTTTCTTGATCAAAAGTTGTATATACTGCGCTACTAATTCCTGAAGCCGAAAGATCAAAAGTTAATACACCAGCAGAACTTGTTGATCTTCCTGTTAACTGCTCTGAAACTATTAAATTGGAATTTGCTAAATCTACAGAAGAAATATTCAAATCTGGTAATTCAGCATATAATCCCCCACCACCAGTAATAACTGGACCCATAGCAAATGGAGTAACTGAAATATTAGCTGGAAATCCAGTACTAGCAACAGTTGCTCCAAATCCCACAGATGTTGCAGTTATTAATCTTCCATCATAAACATCAGTAACAGCAATACCAGAACCTATTGGACTTAATTCAATTGATAAACCATCCGATGCGACATTAGTAACTCTATTATACGTGTCTGTACCAAATCCAGGTCTATGGTAAGCAATAATAGTATCTGTTCTTATTCCTGTAAATAATTGTCCCGCAGCAGTTACAGTAGCAACACCACTAGCTCCAGTATTTCCTACTAATGGAAAAGTTATTTCATTAATTCCACCAGGCATTGGGAATTTTGTACATACCGTATCAGCAGAAAATCCTACTGCAAATCCAGTACTAGCACCCTGAGATATTGATTTAATATTCTGAGTTCCATATTCAATAAAACTTTTAACTGTTCTTGCAGAATCTATTCCATTAATAGTTATTTGCTCACCTTTAGCAAACTTACCAGAAGTTTGTCTTAAAGAAACAATTGCATCATTATTACCAGCATAGACAGCATAACCACTAGCACCACTACTTTTACCTTTAACATATGCAGTACTTGGAAGATTAGTAGCATCTACACTCTGATTTAAAGTTAATACTGTATAAGTCTGAAGATCATATAATCTTAAATCAAATTGAGTAGTAGCATCCTTATATGCTTCGTCAGTAACGTTACAAGTATATACTCTTGCATCTCCTATTTTATGTGGTGTATCTCCAAGTTTTCTAGCAAAAAGAGAACATTGTGCCTTTTGTTTTGCTATTCCACTTACATTATTAATTCTTACCAAATGTCCCATGTCAAATGGAACTTGTATATTAGAAACTTTGTCAGTATCTCTTGGTTTATCAGCATCAATAATTGTTGTACCTGCCTTCTCAACATCATATCCCCTAACATATGCCTTTCCTGGAGATATTTTCAAACACATTAAATCATCAGTAGGAGTATTTCCTTCTTCAGTTTTTTCCGTATCAAAAAATATACCATTATTACCCAATCTATTATTCAATGAATTATGTACTGTTGGATCAAATGCTTCTACTGCATAATCTCCTGATTCATCATAAGTTCTTTCTGCCATATAATCACGAATTCGATTATACTGAGTCTTTGTATTAAGTTTTTCTATTTTTCCTTCTTTTAATCTAAGAAGTTCTACAAAATCTGTATCATTAGTATCTGTTAATAATTTTTTAGTTAAAGTTAAATTAATTTTAAATCTATCAGCTCCAGGTGCAGCATAGTTAGAAAATCCTTTTGCATTATCATATAAAGAATCGTCATCCTTTGCATTAATTATTAATTCATCAATTTTTAATCCAACTCTATATGAAGGAGTATTAGTATAATAATCTAAAATTATAGTTTCTTGAGATACATTTACAAAAGTTCCTCTAATAAAATAAACACCCTTTCCAACAGAAGCCGCAGATCCTATGGATGTTGCATCAGATGCAATTAACGAAGCAAAAGGTGTTCCAGCATTAATAGTTGTATTTCCATAAACTACATTTTCCTCACATGTTAATTGTTCACCATCTTCAAATTGGGTGAATGTGAAATCAGTATCAGAATCCAAATATTTAACATATATTGTTAATTCATTAACATTTACACCATCTACCAATTCTACATGCTGAACTTTTGCAGTAGTATTTGATGTTTGTCCTGTTATTTTCTTACCAATAAAATTCTTAATGTATAAAGAAACATCTACTCCAGAATTTGTTGAGTTTAATTTTACAGAATAAAATTGACCATCAAAAGCAATATTTCCAGGAATAACTACAGATCCTTCTTTAAATATATGACTACCAAAAGATTCTACTTGATTTTGTAATATGGATTGTAAAGACGTTAATTCTCTTGCCTGAACTGGATATCCTGGCCTAAACAGCACCTTATAAAAATTCTTCTCAGAATCAAAATCATCATAATAGGGGCTAATATTTAAATTTGTTTTTTGTGCCATTTTTCGTTAAAATTCCAAGATAATTTTTACGTCTTCTTTTTGTCGGGAATCCCGTTCTACCAAAGGTCGATTATCAATGTAAATAATATCACCCGTCTTTTTATTTATCTCTGAATTTGCCAGTCCATCTGTAAAAGTCACACCCAAATCAATTTCTTTAGAACCTATAGTAGTTTTAATACCAGAGAATCCAGTATCAACTGAACATGTAAAAGGAGAAATAGTATTAGCTGTGGATTCAAATGCTAATACTTTACCCCCACTACTAACATCCGTCCAATCAGTATGATCTTTATTATTTCCAAAATATAAAGACCTGTCTTGGAAATATTTTAATACCTTAGTTTCAGTATCATATGATGCCACATATCCTTCAGCAGCACCTCCTGTGACCGATTGTGTAATTGCTGCACCAACAGTTGGAGAAGAAGAGACGGAAGTAAGTTTTATTGCACCAAGAGATGAATAATCACTTCCTGTAAAAATACTAGTTGAAGAATATTGTTGTGGATTTTTTATAATTCCTACTTGAGAAAATTTAGTATCCGTTGGAAAATCTCTAGTAGAATCATCAAATCTTGCATATACTAATACCTTATCAGTACCTAATTCTGTGTAAATATTATATCCATGTCCATTAGAAGGTGGAATAATTGGTATTAATTCGGCAGGATTTGAAATAGTAGTTCCTGCTGGTTGGAGTGTCTCTAAATTAACAATTCCAAAAGTATACCCACTTCCACCTGATGTAACTTCTGCCGAAGTTATTTCTCCAGTTCCAGCATCTACACCGATTGATACTTTACCTCCAGTACCATCACCTAAAATATTAACAATACCTGAACTATAATTTTTTCCACCATCTGCAATATATACTTTCTTAATCTGATTTAAATTAACTGTAGAATCACCTGCTTCTCTAACATTTTGTATTTGAGTATCTGTTGAAGTTAACCAATCATTAGGGACAACGACATATTCAGTAGAATCAAACTTTATAATATCACTTGGAGAAACTGTAAATATATATTTCCACACATAACCATCACCACTAGTTCCAGCAGCAGATGGTTCTAAATCAGTAAATGTTGGTTCATCTTTAGATACCCCACCTTTAAGACTTGAACCTGATGATCCATTATCTATACATATATACACTCTAAAATCACTATTAATTACATAGTAATTGGTATCATATAATCTACTTGTATTAGAATTTGGTGCCGGATTTTCAATACTATAATCATGCCTATACATATCATAACGAGTATTACTTGCCCAAGAAACTTTTCTTATAAGTCTCCTAACATTAGCACTAGTAATTTTCTTACCAAATAAAGCAGTATCTCTATATTGCGTTGAATACTGAAGATTGTCAGTAGGAACTGGAGTATTACTATCCCATTCACTTTCGGATGATGTTCTACCAAATCCAGCATTCCCAGGATTAGGTAAACCTAAAAATACGTAATATGAATTACTTGTATCCAAGACAGAATCTACAAAATTGCCAGCATTTGTTATTCTAAATTGATCTGTTACGACGGCAGCCATATTAATAGTTTTTTAGATATTTATAAGAATTTTATGAAGAAGTATTATCAAGTTTTCTTGGGAAGTGCTCCGGTATCTCTTAGACCAGTACCTCTTCTCTGAATTGTTGGGAATGTTGTCAATCCAACATCAACCGTATTTCCAGTTACTGCGATAGAAACTGGTGCACTAGATCTACTAATTCCAGCAAGTCTTCCCCAAGAGAATTTACCAACTGGATTTGTTACACTTCCGGTACTACCAACTCCAACACCATTATATCCTGTCATTACATAGCAAATAATTGATCCCGCAGCACCAACATTTGATATCTCTTGAATCATATAAACATTATCAACAAATGTTTCCCCAACTCCAATCACTGATAAATCATTAGAAGCAACTGATGTTATACCATGGCCACATCGTGTATTATAAACATAAATTGGATGTCCAACATTTAAATCTGTGTAATTAGCAGTATCACGATGTAATGTAAATTTAATTGCAGTAGTTGATGCAGTACCAGGAATGGCAACACATGTACTAATACCAGTGACAATTCCAGAGAATCCTTGAATCACATCAATACCTGATATATTTTCATATACTGGACTTGGAGTTGAAACTAATACTGTTGGAGCAGATGTATATCCAAACCCTATATTATTAATAGTAATTCCAGTAACTGCACCTGCAGATAGAGTGGCAGTACCAGTAGCAGTAGTTCCAACACCAACACCAATTTCCAACGGAGCTGCAATTGATACAGTACATGTACTAATACCACTTCCTCCATCATTAATAACAAATCCACTAACAGTTCCCGCAGCAGAAACAGTAGCAGTTACATCTGCTGCTACAGGATCTGCAGCACCACTAAAAATTATTCCAGAGAAATCAGTAGCAGAGTCATATTTAAAGAGATCTGCATCCTCAACAAATAATTCAGTATCACTTGACCCAATTGTATCAATAATTTTAGCTGTTGGGAATATTAATGGTTCAATAGAATCTCTATCTTTATAAACTACCTCACCATTAAGTACTCTATCATTCTTTTGTTTTATCCATGATAATGGTTTATAGTTAATTTCATCTATTCCTTGATCAACATACTTATTAGTTTCAAATTTATCGGAGAATGATAAATCAAATACAGTTCTCTTATCCTGCGTTATAGTTCCATCAATACTATTATTCTTAAATACCTGTACAACATCTCCTCTTTCTATAGTCTGATTGATAGTAGTTACTAATTGATCATCAATATTTCTCGTTCCTCTATAGAAGAAAACATCTACATTATCTTCAACTCTTGGAGCAGTAACAAAGCTAAATGATGTTCCACCATCAAATATGTATGCTACATTAGGATCTTGAATTATTCCATTAATAACAATCAATAATGCATTAGTTAAATCAACTTTACTACCTTCTTCTTTTTCAAAACTAAGTAATTCATCATTATAATATAATGGGAATCTTGTTCTTACACCATCCTGATAATTTTTAATAGAATCAATATAATCAAATTCACCAAATTGCCAAGCAGCAAATGTATCTTGTAATATATCATTAACAGTTAATTCATATTTTGATATAGCATTCTGTAATGTTCTATGTGTAACTAATCCAACTGGTGTGAATACATCACCACGTCTGAATCCATATCCATTTCTAGATATATTGAATGAAGATACTTCATATGTATCTGATGCTATTCCAGTAGTTGTAGCAGCACTAACTGCCAAATCCACTAAAAGATTAGTTCCAGTATCGGATGTAGGACCTACTGATAATCTTGATATTCCTTCAATAGTAAGATTATCATACCTTGGTTCAGAAACAGATATTTCTGGATTTCTATAACTTGAACCTGCAGAAACAATATTAAATGCTAGTGCACCACCACTTCCATTAGGAGATTTACCAACATTTACTGTAAATAAAGTAGTTGATGCAACAGTTTCAACCCCTAATACTGTACCATCAGTCCAGTGGAATGGATCAGTTGTTCTTGGATATGTGTGAAGAGTACTATGACTATCTTGAGCACATGTAAATGTTAAAGATCCTGTAGCAAATCCAACAAAACTATTTGCCTTCTTAATAGCATTGGTAGCAGTTCCACCAGTATAGGTATGAGCATAATTTCCTGCAGTACTAATACCAACATTAATAGTAAATTTATTAGAATCGACTACAACAATTGATATCCACTTATTACTAATTGGATCTGATGATCTTGGATAAGTATGACTACTAACACCACCATCTAAAGTACATGTGAATGTAAGTGAATTATCTACAATTTTAACATAATTACCAGTACTAAACCCATGTGATGCAGACGTAACTGACAGTATACCCGTTGTTGGGGTGTAAGTAGCAGCAGTTATATTTTTAGTAGTTTCTGCACTAAGACTATGTGTTCCAGTCGTTTTAATCGTCAATACACCAGTAGAGGGAACATATGTGGTGTTAGTTGTTGCAGTAAGATCACCAGGTGTGCCACTAAGTCGTCTAATACCATTAGTTGCAGCACTTACAAAGGTGTGAGTATTAACTCCAACTGGATGTGCGTGTATAATTGCACCATTACCACTAGATGCAGCACCAACATTAACAGAAAGAGTATCATCGTCTATTTTAGTAATTTTTAGATTTCTTGAACCACCTGCAGGATCAGTAGACCTTGGATAATTATGGAATGTTTGATGATTATCTCTAGAACAAGTAAACACTAATGAATTTTGAACAATCTGAACATTACCACTAGTTCTTCCATGACTAGGAATGGTTAATGTCAGTATACCGGTGTCTGAGACATATGCTGCATCTGTGGGTGTGAATGGACCTCCAGTGCCAGTAACAGCACCTGTTGCTGCTCCTATGAAGGTATGAGCGTATCCTACATCTCTTATTGAT